ATCAGGGTCATTGAGATAATGATTAACTGAGAAACCATTTGGTATAGAAGATTGATTTCTAACTGAGTTGATGTCATTGTCTGAAGTTCCAACTCTGCCGGGTGTGTTTAGAAGCCTATCAGCTATAAACACCAACTGTGGTGGCACAATTAGTTTTTCAGGTCTAACTGCGATAGTTAGATTTTTGTCATCAACAAAGGTTGAAATGTCAATGATGTTATCCTCTAAAGAAGTTTCATTCAAATCAGCCATAGTGCTTGCTCTGTTTCTAGCAGTACCACCACCTGTTAAAGGGTGTGCTGTAGAAATAAGAGGTTGCCCATCACCAATAGCAAAGTTGGTGTCAAATGCATTGTTTAACACATTAGCACCTTTTACTTCTTTGGTGTGTTGCATACTTCTAGCTAAAGCTCTTGTATAACGAGAGCCAAGCTGTGAATATAAATTATCCTCTATAGCTTCTTCTGTTAATGCAAAAGCCAAGGCTATTGTCTCGTGTGTATAACGAGCAGTGTAACCTTCACCTGCATTGTCAAAACTTACCCCAGCACCTTCTTCTTTAGTTGGTGCGGCACCAAATCCTACAATTAATACCTCTTCTTCAAAGGCTCTATCTGAGTCCTCGATTGAGAATATTTCTTCATATTCTCCTTGGTATTCATCATATTCCATCCCAAACAAAGCATTTAGTCCGGGTTCTAGCTCTTTGGCTAGTTGCGCTCTACTTATTGCCATTGTTTAACTCCTTATGCTAAACCAGCGCCTTTAACGCCAGCAATATGATTTTGAATCACAACCAATACATTAGTATTAGAGGTACTTACATCACTGTTATCAGGGTCTTGAGAAATATCAATAGCCTTCAAAGGTAATGTTGTAGTAGTTGCACCTGTTGACAAGTCTAACTCCATACCTGAAATCCCTGTAGTAGTGCTTCCTGAGTTGGTATCAACAATGTCGAAATTACCAAACAGGTCTGCTACTGGGAAAGTATCGTCAGACTGTACTTCAAATACCACATTAGGGTCATCAATGATAAAAGCAATTATATCTGAAGCATTAGTGCTTGCAGGGTAAAAATTGCTAAATACTTGCTCTGATGTGGTTGGGTCTGTATACATGCATCCATTAAAGACACCAACTACAGGCACAGTTGAAGAAGCGGCGGCTCTTTCAACACCTCCACCAGTGACTTGTTTTACAATGTCACCTTGAAAAATGCTTGTACCATAGTTAGCGGCAATTCTGTAACGAGACTGCCCACCTGAGTAAGGTGAACCTCCCATCATTCTTACAGGTTTCAGACCAAAAGAGGCATCTTTATTTGCCATAATTATATCCTACCTTTTTTTTCCAAAATTAACTTTAGACTGTCTATCACTAGAATATTTAACATATTTATTATTGCCATCAAGCTCATTAAACATATTATTATCAAGAGCCTCATTCTGTTGAATGTTTCTGTTCTTGTAATAATCTGATCTCTCAGCAACAGTTTCTACTGGTATTTTAGCTAATATCAGTCCACCTACACTTATAACACCTGCATGTTTTCCATGTTCTATAGTAGGTAAAGGGAAATCAGGGATTTCTTCTTGTTTGACGAACTCCCAACCTTCTCTCATCCTAGCAGAAACATTGTTTCTATCTTCTACACCAACATACTCTGACCTTATCCATCTATACTGATAGCCTTCAGGTGCAGGTGGTGTTTCCAACATTCTTGCAGGTTGCCATGGTTTTCTTCTAGCACTTTTATCGTGTTGCTCTTCTTCACGAGATGAACGAGTATTTTGTTCTACTTTATCTAAATCCATTATTGTCTCCCTTCAATTTTTAACATTTCTTTGCCAATTCTTTTGAGCCAGTCCTCTTGAGACATGCCTCTTGGCTTTATATTATTTTTAACAGAGAGGTGGTCAGATGAAATCTTAATACCTGTTCTCTTGCCTTGTGCTTGTTGCCTACTTCCATTGGAAGCAGATGCTACCCTTTGCACAGATGGGTTTGCATCTTTATTAGCATCTGATTTTAAATCAGGATAAACCTTTTGCAATCTTTTGTCCATTTCTTCATAGTATTCATCTTCAGTACCATCATAACCTTCATTGGTTAAATCTTCATGAATACCCATTGCAGTATATGTTTTTACTCTGTCCTTTTGGAACCAAGAGTTTTTTTCTGCCCAAGCCACTGCTTTTGCATCAGGCTTAGGTTCATCATACACTTGTTGTGGAGCTTGAACTACATTTTGTTGAGTTTCTTGTGCAACCTTATTTTGTTCAGATTGAACTTTAGCCAGCCTTACCCTTTCCTCTTCTAATGCAACCTTGTTTAAAAGCTCTACACTTTTAACTTCAAGATCAGGGTCATTGGTTTCTTTGGCTTTTCTATAGAGTTCCTCAGCTTGTTCTTTTTGTGATTTAACTCTATTTTCATACTCACTGGTGTAACTCTCATCTAAAACAGCTTGCTTTTTTCTAAGAGCATTTAACTCATTTTGCATTTGTGCATAACGAGTTTCAGCTTGTACCGCTCTATCTTCAGCGGCTTTATATTTAGCAGTAAGCTTATTAATTCTCTTGCTTACTCCTCTTGTATATCTATCCAGTTCATCATCAGAGTCACCTGAGTTGACTTCTGTAGATTCTGCTTCATCCAATGAAACTGTTTCTTCAACAGCATCATTTTGAGCTTCTTCTAGCTGAACCTGAATTTCATCTACTTTATTTTCCATTTCTATATCCTCTTATACTGATATGATGTCATCAGGGTTTAAGATGGTTGCAATGACCTCATCATCATTGATGATTCTGACCTCACTCTCATCTCCTAATTTAAACCTAGCTCCTGCATACCTGCCAATAAGAACCCATTGTTTTTCTTGACACCAAGGCTTTTCAAACCTTTTGGGGTCTTTATAACAATCCGGTCCCATGGCAACCACATAAGCAACTACAGTTGCTAGACTCTCTCTTTCGATAGTCTCCTTTACTAATTGGATTCCACCTTCTGTCATGCCTTTACCTTTGTATGGCAGAACTAACATTCTCCATCCAGTTGGTTGAGGCATCCTCTCTAGTATGCTTTTGTCAATAAGGGTTGGGTCTAAAACCCTATCATCCTCTTTAACAAAGGCACTATCTAAATTAATACTTGATTCTTCTTTAATGGCTTTTTCTGACATTTATATGTCCTCTCCTTGTAAGTGTTCTTTTATCTTATCACGAATATAATTTAATGCAGAGAGTTCTCCCATTAAAAAGTTATATTTTTCCATGTCAGACACACCACCTGAAGTGAGAACATCAATTATTTGTTGCTCTCTATCTTCCATTGCTTTACGCAAAGATGAGATATGATCATATAAATCCATTAAATTTAGAAGATTCCTTTAAACTTGTTGCCTCTAAGTGCGGCTCCTTTACCTCTTGATTCACCTGCCTCTCTACCCGGCTTATGTGATCTATCAACCTGTATTTTTTTTGGTTGACTAAGTGGTAAGTTGCCTTGACCTTTAATATTTATTTGAGTTTTGGCTGTCACTTTTTACCTCCTGTTTTTTTAGCTTTAGCTTTTGGTTTAGCCTTAGCTTTTGCTTTTGGCTTTGCCTTAGCTTTTGCTTTTGGCTTTGCTTCTACTACAGGCTCAGGCTTTGGCTCTGAGTCCATAACATTTTCAACAACCTCAGAAGATAGTTTTTCTTTTATCTTCTTCTCTTTTATTTGTTGTTTAATTTTATCATTTATAGAACTTGTCATTATTTATTCATCCTCTGTTGTAAATCAATTAATTTTAACTCAGTTTGTTGTTGAAGTCTTTGCTTTGCAATGTCATTCTTCTCAGCTTGTACTTGAGCCTGCTGATCTGCTTTTTGTTGTGCAATTTGAATCTCTGCTGATTCTTTCATAGCATCTTGCTGTTCTTTAGCTTTAAATTGCTGGTCTTTCATGTCTATCTCTTTATTTCTTAAACCAAGCTCTTGTTGTCTTATTGCAACTAATGGGTCTTGTTGTTGAGGTGGTTGTACTGACATTAGGAAGTTATTTGATAGTTCAGCCAATATAGGAGATGCAAAAGACTCAATAATAGTTTGTATTTGCATACTTACTGCTTGTTGTTGCTCAGGTTCTAACTGTGCTGACTCAACACTTAATTGTTCTATTTGTTGAATTAACTCAGGTGGCATTTGCTCTTGTGCTAGTTGATTAGCCAAGAATTGTAAATGTTGCATTACATGAGCAATGATTAAAGATTGTAATTGTGGGTTGGTTTGCACAGCCTGTGTTAAAAATAGTGACTTGTGTGCCTCTATATGAGCTTCATGGTTTTGTTCAGGAAAAGCAGTTGCAGGTATGCCCTGTAACAATCCTGAGTTTTCTATACCTGCATCAGTTGGCATAGGTCTGTTGTCTTGAGGTGGCTGTAGCAAAGAATCAATATTATCTACACCTAATGCAGAATACATCCTTCTATATGCTTCATATATACCACTTGCACCATGTATTTCAGGATTGGATTGCACCATGGTCAATAACTCTTGAGCCATAACAACTCTTTGGCTCATAGAGAATATGTTTGGGTCAGATACAGGTATGACATCTACTGCATCACTAAAATCCTCAACTTTTATTTCTTTAGAACCACTGCCTGTTTCATATGGATATGTTGGAGGCAAGAAGTCTGCAAAAACTTTAACCAATATTTTAAACTCACTTTTTTGTGAATAATGCAATCTTTTGTGAATAGCACTCATTACCTTGGTGCCTTTCTCTAATAAAGCTATAGTTGTGCCTACAGGCATAGATGCATTGGCATCTCCAATGTTCATGTCAGCTATTGCCGCAAACCTTTGACCACTTTGAACTAATAACCCAAGCAAATTAAATAGCACATTGCTTGGTTCTTTGTAAGGCAATGGCATAAGAGCATCTCTCAAAGCACCACCCGGTGCATCAATATCTCTAAACTCACCCGGTTGTAATGGTGAAGCCTCATCCCTAATTCTTATACCTCTAGC